ATGAGAACACTAAGAAGCTACAGATAGTATTGCACCATACAGCTGGCAACTCTTCAGCACCAGGCACTATCAAGATGTGGGATAAAGATGATAGAGGTCGTATTGCTACTTGTATTGTGATCTCAGGTAAAGGTCTTTCTAAGGATACATTTGATGGTGAGATTTGTCAAGCATTCAGTTCTAAGAATTGGGCATATCACTTAGGTATTAAACCTGATGTGTTCAGAGCTATGGGTGTTCCTTACCAAAGATTAGATAAAATGACAATAGGGATAGAGATATGCAATTGGGGGCCGCTTAAATTAAAGGATGGCAAGTATTATAATTATGTCAATAGAGAAGTGCCATTAGAACAAGTGTGTGTTCTTGATAAACCTTACAAGGGATACACTTACTATCATGCATACACAGATGCACAGATTGAATCTGTAAGACAGTTGCTAGTATACTGGCATGAAGTCTATGGAATATCACTTACATACAATGAAGCTGATATGTGGTCAGTATCTAAGAATGCTTTGTCAGGTGTTGCTGGAGTATACACTCACAACAGCTATAGAAGAGATAAGAGTGATATATCACCACAGCCTAAGATGATTGAAATGTTAAAAAACCTATAATGAAGACACCAAAGAAAAAAAGAGACTTAGATATTAACATTGACACTAAGAATGTTGATGTTAAAATTACTAGAAAAGATGGCGTTACAGACGTTAAAGTTGATACTCCTAAAGTAGATGTAAACTTTCATAAAGATAGTGACTCTAAGGAGCTAAAAATAGATACTGAGAATGTTGACGTACAAGTCACCAATGGTGAGCTTAAAGTAGATGTTAATGAGCAGTCAGGATTTGTTGGAAAGTTAATAAAATTAATTCTTAGAAGAAAAAAATAAGTATATTTGTACCGCATGTATATTGTTTGGTTACAATAACACCTAAGAGGGATGATCTAGAGATAGTTTATCCCTTTTTTTATCTCTTCAAATGTTAAAATATGTTAAAATGTTTGCATATATAAAAAGAGTTACTAACTTTGTTTCATAATTATTAACCAAAAAAAAAATATCATGCAAGGAACAATCGTTTATTTATTAGTGCTATATAGCATAGCAGCAACAATCAAAATTTTAACCTTAAAAACTAAGTAACATGCAAAATTTAATTAATCACATCATTCAAGAAGAGAAAAAATTGTGGAAAATGTATAAATTTGCCTGCCAAGAATTAGGCTATGACTCAAGAGGAGCTATCCAGTATCAATCAAAATGGCATCACTGCACTGAGCTAATTGAAATGTTTAACCTTACACCTCCTACTAGGAGAAACCTGAGCACATTCAAGCACAAAAAGTACACAACTGTTAAAACTTGTGAACAATGATTTGCCCTGACTGCAATGGAGAAGGTACTGTAGAAGTACACTACTGCACATTTGGTAATGAAATTCACTACACTGAAGAGGAGTGTGGATGTAACAACGGAGAAATTGATGACCATGAACTTAGCTGATATTGAGTCCTACTGGACAAAGAGAGGACACTTTGATATACAATTATACATTAACTATTTAAGAGCAAAAAATGAAAACATACAGAGTTACAATGAGAGACAAGTCCTTCAAGATAGTGAAGGCATACGACAGGCATCATGCATTCCTGATGGTGGACAGATGGATAGGTTTAATCTTAAAAATTGAAATGATATGAAAGACACAGCAATAAAATTCCTGATAGATGAAATCTCATGCAGATTTGTAATATCTGAGGAGCTAAGAATAGCAATGTATAAGGCAATCGCAATGGAGAAAGAGCAAATAATTGATGCTTATGAAAATGGAGCTGAAGGGTTTGATTTCACAGCAGAAGAGTACTATCAAGATAATTGTAAACCTGAGATAATATGAAACCAAAAGACAAAGCAATTAGCTTAGTAGATAGCTACAGAATTATTTTAATGAATAAAGATACTGAATGTGGTGAGGAGATACTATGTACTGTGATAGCTAAGTACTGTGCATTGATAGCTGTTGATGAGGTAATTCAAGCAATGGATAATGTTATGTTACCTAATCCATTTAAGCAGTATTGGAACAAAGTTAAACAAGAAATTGAATTATTATGAAAGCAACACATAGAATATGGTTAGAAGACACAGTAGAAGAGTTAGGTGGTTTTTGGTGGTATTGCTACCTTGACCACAATGGATGCCTACAAGATGAGAAGTATCCTGATGACCTACCTGAGACTCCACAATGGTATATTAATAATGGTTATAAAGTAGAAGAGCTATGACAAAAGAGCACAGATTTTCGTACAACTGGAATTTAAAAGATGCAGTTTTTACAAAAGATAAAGGCAAAGTATTTAGTTGTTTTGCTTGTGGTGGTGGCTCAACAATGGGTTATAAATTAGCAGGATTTGATGTTATAGGACACAACGATATTGATAAAAAAATGATTGAAGTCTATAAAGAAAATCACAATCCTAAATTTAGTTTTTTAGAATCAATTACAACTTTTGCAAAGAGAACAGATTTACCACAAGAATTATACAACTTAGATATTTTAGATGGTTCCCCACCTTGTAGTAGTTTTTCAATGGCTGGAAATCGTGAGAAAGACTGGGGAAAAGAAAAAGTTTTTAGAGAAGGTCAAGAATTACAAGTATTAGACACTTTGTTTTTTGATTTTATTGATTTAGCAAAAGAACTACAACCAAAAGTAGTAGTAGCTGAAAATGTAAAAGGTTTATTAATGGGTGAGGCTAGGCAATACGTTATAAAAATTTACAAAGCATTTGATCAGGCAGGTTATTATTGTCAACACTTTTTACTTGACGCTTCAAAAATGGGAGTTCCTCAAAGACGTGAACGTGTATTTTTTATTTGTTTAAGAAAAGACCTGGCTAAACAATTTTTACATTTTGCAGATATTTTTACTGAAGTACCTAAAATAGAAATGAATTTTAATGAACCTGAAATAGTATTTAAAGAAGTAAAAGATAATTCAGGAAATATTGATAGACCATTAAGTAAAACAGTATTGAGGCTTTGGGAAAACAGAAAAAAAGAAGATACAGGTCTGCAATTTGCAAGTGGAAGAATAGATAATAAACCTAATAATTTTTTTAGTAGAGTTTTTGTAAAAGATAATTTAGTGCCTAATACTATTTTAGCTTCAGATTTTACTACAGTTTATGATCAACCTAGATATTTAAATAATTTAGAATATTGCAAAATTGGCTCATATCCTTTAGATTATAATTTTTTAAATAATAAAACTTTTTATTTAATCGGAATGTCAGTTCCTCCAGTGATGACTGCTCAAATAGCTACTGAAATTTATACTCAATGGTTGAGTAAATTAAACAATTAAACACAACAAAATGATAGAAAAAATCAAATACATGATAGAGCTACACAACCTATGCGATAAAAGTAGACAAAGAGAGCTAGTATACAAGAGATACTATTTATTCTCTGAGCTGTACAAATTGAACATTAACCTCACTCAGATAGGTAAAATTATGGACAAAGACCATGTTACTGTGATGCATGGACTTAAAGTAGACAATCAGTTTCAAAATAGTGACAAGATTTATGATGATGCAATTGCACCAATTAAAGACTATCTTTATCCACCAGTTAATCTACCTAAGTACTCTATTTTTGAGGATGTTATGAAGTGTAACAACACAACAGATTTGAGAATCATTAAGGAGAGGATAGAGAATGATCAGTACTTAGAAAGAGTGGTGTAAAGTAAAAGTAGAAAAGTTTAGAAAAGTTTTTTAGAGCAAAGTTTTACTGTATTTGGTACTGATGTTCAATAAGTTACAGCGAAAAGTAAAAGTTTTGAGTGAAATGTCAACTCTTTATAATATAGCGGATAATTCCCAAAATATTTTTTTAAAATCTGAGTGAAACTTTTACTTTTTGTAGTTAACTATTTGATAAATAAAGATTTAAGCAGTAAAAGTTTACAAAATGAAGTTTTACTATTGGTTTATAAGTTGTTAAATATCAAATAGTTAACGAGTAAAAACATTTTTTTAAAACTTTTCTGAACTTTTACTTTTTTATATTAGAATTATAATTATATTTGCAAACAGTTCGGGCATGAACATTCAAGAAATTATTAGAAACCCTTTGAATGAGTAGCGATGCCCCGCAAAAGTTCAAGGGGTTTTATCATTTAAGGGCATTTAACTATGATTAAAATTACAGTAAAAACAATTGAAGTAAACAAAGAAGAATTTAAAGAAAATGTAATTAATCTTTGTGGAGATTTATGGACGTATTTAAATATTGAATATTTAACTAGAGAAAGATTTAATCAGCACTTTAAAACTAAATTAAGCGATTTAGAATTTGCTAAAATAATGGATGATAATTGGTTTGAAATTGAAACATTAGATCGTGGAGTAGGAGTAAGAATCAATATTAAAAACTTATTAAAATCATTATAATGGCAAAACAAATTGAATTCTGGAGCTTTACAGAAAAGGGAGTACCTTCCTTAAACAACAAGCTATTTAAACACTTTCTTTCAGATAACAATTTCTATAAATATAAACCTACTAAAGATGCATCCAGTTCGTTTGTTATAATTCAAAAAAATGGAATATTTTTAGAGATAATTAACGAAATTGATGTAAAGGATTTTGTATTAGATTATATTGAAAAAAATAATATTGAGGATAGAGTATTCAATTTAATGTCTGGTAACTTAAAGTTTTTTAAACGTGAGTTCTTATCAATGATAAATAGTATTGAAGTTGAAATATTCAAAGATGATCGTGATACAAGCTATTTATTCTACAATAATTGCATTGTTAAGACTACTAAAGATAATCGTGAGTTAATTCAATACAACGATGTAAGTATTTCAATTTGGAAAGATCAAATCATTAAACGTGACTACACAGAATGTGACCATCATACTTCACAATATAGGGAGTTTATTTGGAAAATTAGCGGTGAGGATGTAAATAGATACAATACGTTTCAATCTATTATAGGTTACTTAATTCACTCTTACAAATCAAAGACTGATAACTTTGCTATAGTTTTAAATGATGAGATGATTTCAGATGAGCCTAATGGTCGAAGTGGTAAAGGTTTGTTTTGGAATGCTTTAAAAAACCTTAAGAAAGTTCAATCAATTGATGGCAAAACGTTCAGTTTTGGAAAATCTTTTCCCTATCAAAGTGTATCAACTGATTGTCAAGTGTTAGTATTTGATGATATTATTAGGAATTTTCCATTTGAAAAACTATTTAGTGTCATTACAGAGGGCTTGACTATTGAATATAAAGGTAAAGATGCTATTCATTTACCTATTGAAGAAAGCCCTAAGATTTTAATTACTACAAATTATACTGTAAAGGGTGACTCAGGATCACATGAAGCGAGAAAGTTTGAAGTTGAGCTAAGTACTTTCTTTAATGCAAATAATACTCCTAAAGACTATTTTAAGAATGAATTGTTTAACGACTGGGACTCAATGGAGTGGGCAAGGTTTGATAATTACATGATAGAATGTGTTAAAAAATACTTACAATTTGGACTAGTCAAATCAGCTCCTAAAAATTTAGGTATTAGAAAACTAAAAGATAAAATCGGAAATGAGTTATTTTCATTTGTAGAAACAATTATTAAAAATGACTGGGTTTCAATTAAGGATATTTATGATAAATTTATGTTAGCTTATCCTGAGTTAAAGAAGTTTGGATATACTCAAAATCGTTTAACAATTGGTTTAAAAGCATATTTAGAATTTTATAAAATACCATTTGAAGAAAGAAAATCCAATGGAGTATTAAAATTTTTTATTATAGAAAAAATAGAGCAACCTATTAAAATAGAAATACCTATTGTTAAAGAAGTAATTCCTGATATTTGGGACGAATTAAATAAAAAAGCAGGATTTTGAAACACGTAAATATAAAACAAATACTAGCAGAAACTCAAGAAATGGAGCAAGCATTTGAGAAAGTTGATATTAGTTACATTTTAGAAGCTCAGTATAAAAGGAGTGAGTACTTTTTAAATGAAATGTTGATTGATGTTGAAAGGAATCTAATCAAGAAGCAAAATGAAGAGATACCAAATGAGGTTATAATTAAGCGATTTGAGAAGACTTACAATAGGATGCTAATGATACAAGAGCATTTTAATAAAATACACTCACACTTGAAGTATTTGGAGCTAGAAAATGAGCAGTTAAAACAGAAATTTGAAAACTATAAAATAAACATAAAATGAAAAAAACAGCAATTGATCAAATGGATGTCAATGAATTGATGTCTACAGTGTGTGTAATAGCTACCCTTAAGTACAATGGACACTTCACTTTACTATCCTTCACTACTAATTTTAAAGGCTGTTTTGGCACAGTGACTGAAAGAGATGAGATAAAACAATTGTATCCATGCGAATCTTTAAGAGAGGTATTGTTACACATGATATACAAAGAGATATGATAACAATAACAAATGAAGATAACATGGAGTTGATGGCTCGTTACCCTGATAACTACTTTGACTTGGCTATTGTTGACCCGCCTTATGGGATTGGTGCAAATAAAATGACATTGGGCAATGGCAAAAAAAAAATATACAGAGGTCAAAATGATTGGGATAGTTCAATACCTTCAGAGGAATATTTTAATCAATTAAAAAGAGTCAGTAAAAATCAAATTATTTGGGGTGGCAACTATATGACTGAATATTTAAAGCCAACTTCATCTTGGCTGTTTTGGGATAAAGGAACAGGCGAAAATGACTTTGCTGATGGTGAGTTAGCTTGGAGTAGTTTTGGAGGTGCGTTAAGAAAGCTGACAAAGTCTTGGGTTGGAGCAAATGCAAAAGACGAAAGTGAACGAATGCACCCTACTCAAAAACCTATTTATCTTTATAAATGGATATTAGACAAGTACGCAAAAGAAGGAGACAAAATCTTAGACACCCACCTTGGCAGTGGCTCAATAGCAATAGCTTGTCATGATTACGGCTTTGACTTAACAGCGTGTGAACTTGACAAAGAGTACTTTGATAAAGCAATGACACGAATAAATAACCATGTAGCACAACAAAAACTATTTTAAATGACCAAAGAAAACAAAGCTAAACTCAAAGCATTAGAGCTTGAGATAATGATGGCTAAGTCATCAATGAATCCAAAGTACCTACCATCTACAGAGTGGTCAGATAACTCAGCTAATAGCCTAACTAAGTCAATAATTTTTTACATCAATGCTACTGGCAATCAAGCTGAGAGGATTGGCAATCAGGGACAATACAGAGAAGGTAACAAGATACAAGTTGGCACTGGTGAGATAGCCTACACAAAGCAGTTGCCCGGTAAGTGGACACCAGGGCAAGGTACTAAGGGAACTGCTGACATCTCAGCTACTATCAATGGCAAGTCAGTCAAGATCGAAGTGAAGTATGGTAAAGATAGACAATCAGAAGTACAGAAACAGTATCAAGAAAAGATAGAGAGTGCAAAAGGTATCTACTACATTGCTAGAGATTTTGACTCATTTATTGAATGGTATGATAAAATAAATCAATAAAATTAGTTGCACATCTAAAAATTATTATTACATTTGTAAACAATTAAATAAATATATATGCAAACAGAAGTAACCAAAGTGCCATTGTGGACTAAGATTCACAAGGCAAAGATGAGCATTGGCAAGGTTGTTAAGAACAGCACCAATCCTCACTTTAAAAAGAGCTATGCTGACATCAACGCATTGCTAGAAACAGTTGAGCCTATCCTTCATGAGAATGGATTACTGCTCCTACAACCTATTCATGACAAAATTCTGAGCACTCAGATAATTGACATTGAGTCAGGTGAAATGATTGAGAGCTGGTTAACACTACCTGACAACATTGATCCACAAAAAATGATTAGTGCAACTACCTACTACAGAAGAGCAACTTTACAATCACTTCTGAGCCTTCAAGCTGTAGATGATGATGGTAACTCAGTAGCATCAGCAACTAAACCAACTTTAACAGATGACAGATTTAAAGAAGCTCTTAAGTCAATTGAATCAGGAAAGTACACAGCAGAAAAATTAAAATCAGATTTCAATTTAACCAAACAACAAATACAAGCATTATGAAATGGCACCCATCATCACTAGGAAAATTAATGACTGAGTCTAGAACAAAGTCAGAAGTATTGAGTCAGACTACTAAGTCTTACATCGCTAACAAGGCAAAAGAAGATTTCTTTGGATACAATTCTTTTGTATCTACCAAAGCAATGCAGAAAGGTACAGACTTTGAGCATGAGTCTATTGAACTAGTTAACCAGGTGAGAGACACATTCTATATCAAGAATGCAGATACTATTGAGAATGACTGTCTGATAGGTACACCTGACATCATCTTAGACAATTCAATAATTGACATCAAGACATCATGGTCATTAGAGACGTTCCCAGCTATCTCAGCAGAAGGAATCAACAAAGACTACGAATGGCAATTGAGAGGCTACATGATGCTATGTGATAAGGCATCAGCTGAGCTAATCTACTGCATGATTGATACAGATGACTTTCTACTTTCTGATTGGGATAACAAATCTATCCACAAGGTATCTCACATTGACCCTAAGAAACGAATCACAGTACTTCAGTACGAACGTAACATTTCAACAGAAGAGTCCATTAGAGAGCGTCTTTTGGCTTGTACTGAGTACTACAATAAATATTTTGTACAATTAAACTGTAAATAATGGAAAAATCCTATTTCATTATTGAGTCAAGCCTAGAGAATCTCAAGTATGCTAGATACTCAGCTAAGACGTTCAACAAGTCAGGTCATGACTATTGTATTTTAGTCACAGATAACATTGACCAGCTAGATGTTAGGAAAGTAAGTAAGGAGGAATTTAACAATTTAAACAATAAAAAATGATTGAACTAAACAAAACGTACAAGAACCTAACTAGAGAACAGTTAGTGATGCCAATCTCAGATAAGGCTGGCATGGTGGTTTATCAAGTAACTAAGCCTACTACAGATAACCCAATGAATGAATTTAAGTGCACTACAGCACGATTTTTAAATCTATATAAATTAGAAAAATGAATCAACACACAACAACTGGAGTAATTATTAACAAGTTGCCCGCAAAACAAGTATCTGAAAAGTTCAGAGTACAAGAGTTTATACTTAAGGTAGGTAATCCTGAGGACAAGTATCCGCAAGAGGTAAAATTTCAACTAGTGAATGACAACATTGACCTACTTGACTTTATCCAAGTGAATGAACAAGTAGAGGTGACATTCGAGCTGAGAGGTCGAGAATACAATGGCACACACTATGTCAGTCTAAATGCTCTAAAAGTTACTTCTAAGCTATTCTAATGAGATTAGTTAAGTACATCATAGTAGTGCTATGCCTAATGGCTACATTTGGCTTATTTTTTTATGGCATGCACTACTTTCTCGGCAAGAGAGGACTCACAATCGTTTCAATACTAATTTTAATTTACTTTATCTATGGATTTATCAAAGATTTATACTATCACTATCTTAACAGATAATGAATTCTCTATCAAGCAATGGATGATAGAACAGACTAACCTGAGAATGACTAACAGATACAAGCAGATTCACATAGCTGAGGACATTGGAGTTAATGGCTCACAATTGTCTAGGTTTCTGACTGGCAATACAGTAAAAGACTCATTTTATGAAAAATGGTTTAAATGGTACATTCAAAATTAGTATATTCGCAACATGACAGCATTTTTTACTTCGTTAGTAGTCTCCTGGTGGTTTGTTAACTTTGAGCCTATTCAGAAATACATTGACAGATTCATACTACCTGACTGGCTACATACTGCTCTAGGATGCTGGAAGTGTATGTCATTTTGGACAGCACTCATCTACTCACAATCATTCACTGTAGCATGTGCTACTTCACTTACAGCAGTATGCTTAAACAAACTGATATACAACTCATAGAGTCTATCATCAATCTACCTGAGAATGAGACTATGACAAAGAGGTCACTATCACAGCTCAAGATGGTTAAAGTGGCTCACACTGGCATTGTTGACAAGGAATGCTTTTGCTCTACAGTGAGAAGGAAAGTGTGGTATAAGGACTTTTTATCGTGGTATGAAAAGAATGCTTGACCAATACTTGACTAACAACTACCTTGAGGTGCTCAAATACACAAAGCACTTTATCCAGCGACTCAAAATTCCTAGCTCTATAGAAGCTGATGCTGTCATAAACAATGCCTACCTTCACTGTGCTAAGCTAGAGATGGAGAACATTACACAAGACAAGGCAAAAAGCTATCTACTTAACACTATCAAGTACGAGCTCATTTGGACTCAAGGCTCAAGAACAAAGAAAGATGACATCTATAGGTCACATGAGTACTTAGAGGACTCACTGGATGATGCTAGCGACATTGAGCACAAGGTTAACCTAGAAGAGAGCTATAACTTCAAGAAGGCAATGGTGGAGATATATCGCAATTCACTTGATGATAGGATAAAAAAGATTATCTTTGAAGCATACTATGACAAAGGTCACTCTACTCAGACAGCTCTTGCTAAGTACTTTGACATTAACAGCACATCAGCATTCTTTCTAATCAAAGAAATAAAACAAAATATTAAATTGATACAATATAGGTATAAAGACTAAAATTATGGAATACACAATTAAACCCGAATTCGTAGGTAAAACTGTTAAAATCTATGACAGATTTCAAGGCACTAAGACTATCGTAGTCAACAACCTTGACCTAAGCAAAGTGAAATACTATCAGACAATTGGACTTAAGCACATATTTGAAGAGGTAGTGACTGTTACAGCTCCTGAGTCTACTGTTATTGAATACACAGCAGTTGAGGATGTCCCAGTTAAAAAGAAACGCACTAAAAAGGTTACTCAAGAAGATGCCGAAGCATAAGTACATAGAGACTCCTGAGGCAATGTGGGACTTATTTGTATCTTACAAAGATTGGTGCAAAGCTAATCCTAGATATCAATACTCACTCTCTAATAAGACTGGCGAGGCAACTGCTATCCCATTAGAGAGACCATTGACTCAAGTAGGTTTCAGAAGTTATGCAGCAGATAATGGATGTACAGTACATCAATATTTTGCTAATGTGGATGAGAGATATATTGAATATGTGACAATCTGTACACGCATAGAGGAAGCCATCCGACATGATCAGATTGAAGGTGGCATGGTTGGACAGTACAATCCATCCATAACTCAGAGACTAAACAATTTGACTGAGCGAGTTGACACCACATCAAAAGGTGAATCTATCTCTGAGATAAAGGTTAATATTATTACTTCTAATAAAGGGGAGTAATCTTAATAATAAATAATATAAGTACTACTAATAGTGGTATCATTTGTCTATGGAGCTAAATTCAACTGTAATCTTTCAAAAGAATCACCAGGCACTAAATGACTCAAGTCACAGATTCATTATCAATGAGGGTGGATCAAGGTCAAGCAAGACCTACTCACTATGCCAGCTGATAATTGTCTATTGCTTACAGAATCCTAACAAGGTGGTCAGTATCATTCGTAAGACGTTCCCAGCATTGAGAGCTACTGTGATGCGTGACTTCTTAGAAATCATGAAGACACTTGAGATTTATGACGTGGCAAGGCACAATAAGTCAGAGCACATCTACACCTTTGGCAATGGGTCTATAGTTGAGTTCTTTTCAGTTGATGACGAACAAAAGATAAGGGGTAGAAAGAGAGACCTTGCATGGTGTAATGAAGCCAATGAGCTCTACTATGATGACTTCACTCAACTCAACATGAGGACAGAAGGAAAGCTAATCTTTGACTACAATCCATCTGAGAGCAACTCGTGGCTGTACGAGCTACCAGCTGAGGAGTCAATCCTAATCAAGTCAACTTACAAGGACAATCCATTCCTACCTGAGAGCATCAAGAGACAGATAGAAGACTTGAAGAGGACAGATGAGGCACAGTATCAAATCTATGCACTAGGGGAGAAAGCTATCAGCAAGAGCAACATCTACAGCAATTGGTCATTTGTCAAGCATAGACCAGCCAAGTTTACGTCTTATGTGTATGGGCTTGACTTTGGATACAATCACCCCACAGCATTGGTCAGAGTCTACTGGAGAGACAAAGACATCTACATTGAGCCAGTCATTTACGAAAGCTACTTGACCACTACTGACCTAATCGCAAGGATGGATCAGTTAGGCATAGAGAAGAGCATCAACATACTAGCTGACTACTCTCGACCTGAGACCATAGCTGAAATTGATAGAGCTGGCTACTACATTGAGAATGCTAACAAGGTAGTCAAGCAAGGGATAGATAACATAAAGACCTTTGGTATATTTTGTGAAGACCATCCAGCTATTAAGAAGGAGTACGAGAATTATAAGTGGAAGAAAATAGGTGACCAAATCACAGATGAGCCAGTGAAACTTTGGGATGATGCTATGGATGCCATCCGTTACGCTGCAACCCACATTAAGAAGGAGTACTTTACAGATGACAGCTATCTATCCTTCTAATTGAAATCTTATAAAAATACAATATAGGTATGGCAACAACAATCATAGCACAGCCTCAGGACTTCACTCCAGCTTATAACGAGTGCAAGTTTATCATTGATTCTACTAACAAGAATAACTCAGGTTTCAGATACATCTTTGAGGTGTTTGACTCAGTGACTAATCTGAGAATAGGATATTACAAGGCACTGCCTACTTATGGCACTGGCTATGGTGAGCAAGACCTGAGCAAGCTACTAAGCAACTCAGTGAGCTTTGACTTCAATCCTTCAATCACTACCTTCTATGATGCTGAGAATAGTTACTTTGGCTATGATGTTAAATTTGGTGAGGAGTACATATTTGACTTGAGCTACACAGCATCTCTAACTGACAATGCTGGCAACGTTCGCATCACAGCAACACATCCATTTGTTGTAGGTGACCAAATCAACATTGTACAAGGTGTAGGTGGAGCAGTTGCCAATCCTGGTGTTGAGGGACTTCACACAGTTATAGCTATCACTAGCACAACTGACTTCACAATCAATGCACTATGGTCAGGTGTAACAGATGCTACTATCAATGGTGTTGTTGAGTATGCTGATAAGCGAAAGACTATAGACTTAGACATAGAGTCAACACTTGATAAATTTGTCTTTAATGGTGTATACTCATGGCTTGAGTTTCCTTACTGGGATGAGACCGATTATGAGCTTGATGGCATCACTAAGGAATGGCTAACAGACCAGCCTCAAGAATTTAGCTCAACACCTGGTCAAGATTTATGGCTTAACATGAGAGGCTTTGGAGTTGCACCAGGTGGCAAGGTATACTTTCAAAATGACAATGGAGATTTATTCTCTAAGGTAGTAGCTGGTAGTCAGACTATCAAAGGTGTGGCAGTTGGTGCTAATAATTATGGCTCATTGACATTGATAAGTGGCACAGCTCCATTGTTAAAAAATGATACTACTAGCTATGAATTTTGGTATGTTGATGGTTCTCCACAGACTCAAAAGTCAATTAAGTACAAGGTCAATATAGACAGACGTATGCTTATCTCTGAGAGTCACATTGTGTTCTTAGATAGACTAGGCTCATGGAGTAGCTTTGCATTTCAGCTTAAGGCATACGAGAAAGGCAACATCACTAGAGAGACATACAATCAAGATGTACCTGGCGCAGTGATAGGTGGAGAATGGGGATATAAAAGTTATGAACAAGGCACAGTGAATATTAACACTGAGGTCACTAAGCTCTATGACTTATCAACAAATTTTATGACCGAAGCTGAGGGAGAATACTTCCAACAGTTACTGACATCTCCACAGACTTACATTAAGAACGTGCTCTATCACATCACAGAGGATGGAGCTGTACTATTCGATGAGAATGGTTGTGTCATTCACGTACCTGAGAGTACTGAGTATGTGAGTTGCAACGTGACCACTAACACATTTGAGGTATTTAAGCAACGCAATAAGAATCTAATCAAGCA